ATTCAGTAGCTTGTCGAATCTGCGGCGAGAAGTAACGATCTTCCACATAACGGAAACTCTCGCTTAGAATCGGAACGTAGATTGTAGGAGCTACATAGGTTCCTTTGGTTGTCTCAAAAGCAAACCCCACATGACCTGATCCAGATAGACCCGCTGGCATTAATCATCACCACCCTTCGCCGCTGAAAGTTTGATATTAGGATTCGATGCAAAAGCTTCTTTGATACTTCTACCTTGAAGCGTCTCAAAAACTTCAATCTGTTCATTGGAGAACTCAACGGCTTTACCATTCTCCAAAGAACCAAGCCCATTCACATAGAGTGATTTACCTTTCTCTATTGATGGATCGTTGAGTTCAACCTTCATCTAACCTCCCTTATGAATCTTCGTAGTTAACTTGGGACTGTCCTCGCCATATTAGACGAGTGGTAATGATCGACCGATTTGGTGCAGGAGAAACAAAACCTGGGATCTCCTGAACAATTCTTCCTGATCCTCCAACTAGTTTGTTCTCGCTTACATCAGTCTCGCGTAATGCTCGATTATTGAATTCATGGAGAAACTGGACAGTCTTAGTAGCAAGCTTCATGTCCTCAATGCTGCGTTCGGTTGGAGTACCTTCTAAGCTTGCATGATAGATCCAAAACGAACCTTCGAAGGTAACGAGAAATCTTTGCGTACCATGATCTTCGCGCAAAAGAGGACCCATTGAGATATCTATTGCTGGATACTCTGGGATCAAATTCTCTTCCTGAGTTGCTACATAAGCGAAGCCCAAGAATTCTCCTTTTGCTACGAACAACTCTCGGAACGCTTCCAGCAATTCCTCTGGGCGAGAATACATAGCCATTAGCCAAGTCTCGTGAATCTTCCTGAAGGAGCGCGTGCCACTCTGACAAATCCTCTAGAACCTAAATTAATACCTTCCATGAGCCATGCATCACCAAGAAGTTCAATTTCACCTTCGGCTTCTGCTGATAGACCAATGAAGCGACGTTGTGCAATTCTTTGTCCTCCACCTTCAGGTTGCTCATGGTATCGCCAATAACTAGGTAGGACGCCTGCATTAAAAAACACCCCCACAGGGGTTGCAGTCCAAGGTTCGTCGGAAATAGCAACGTCTCGCATTTCGCCGGTCAGTTGCAAAATACCTTGTTGAAATGGAGAAGGTTGAACTAGTGCTGTCCAAGGGTGCCCCTGTGGATCAGTCTCTGTAACGAAGTGCCGAGCCATGTCAACTTGTGCAGCTTCCTTGGCTTGTTCTGCAAGTAGTTCGGTGGATTCAAAATACTCCTCCATAGCAACAAGCTGAAAGTTGATAGCAGCAGGCCCAGGCTCTAGCCACTCAAAATCAAGTCCTACTGTTGACGGGAATGATATCGGCGGCATTCTTCTGTTAACCTTATCCTTTGTTTTGGCTTTAAGTCGAACTTTAGTGCTGCAAGATCCGCACTTGTATCTGGGCCGTAACGGTCTTTTTTCATCTTTAGGAAAGCATAACTTCGTGCTTTCCCATATTTCATTCAAAAATCCCTACCACTGCATATCCATAGTAAAAGCTGGTTCTCTTGCTGTACCATCGGGATAATAGAATGAGCTATCGAATGCTGTACCAGGGGTTTCAATTATCCCATCTAGTACAACCTCACCGCTACGAACAAGTTCTAGCATTGCCATTGCTTCATCATATAACCGTTGTGGATATGTTTTGTCCCAATCGGGGATATCTACTGAATACCGCTTCGCATAGTAAAAAGCAGCGACGAGCCTGCCAGCACACCCACGTATATAACCAGGCGTATTAGCAGGCTCGTCCCATAGAGCTAGAGTAGCGGCTGAAAAGACACTACTTAGATAACCTTTAATTAGTCTCTCAACGTCAACCTGAAAAAGCTCGATTTCAGGATTCCCATCTGTTACCTGAAGCTTATCGCCAGGTATATGGGTTCTAACGTCGTCGAAACTAGCGAGCACTAATGCTCACTTTCGAGTTCTTCAACGTCGAATTGAGCACTCGCTTCCTCAATACTTGAACTAGCTTCAGCCAATTGATCTCGAAGATAGTCAATTGCAGAGCCTTCATATTCTTTAGGTGCAGGAAAAGGCTTCTCACGAACTGCGCCAGAACTCACTAGTGCCTGAAACTCCGCTGCGGGGATGCCAAGATCCTTTGCAGTGACCTTGGCACCCCGAGCGATGGCAATAGGATTCTCTAGCGTACCAGCTTGAATAGCCGACCACGCATAGTATGCCATTATCTACTCTCTCCTGTCTTAGAATGCAGTTGCACCAAAGGCCGTTTTAACAAGATAACCGGCAATATTGGAGACAACTTTTAGATCATACTTCATCGAGACACGCACCATATCGGCCTTGCGTCCCTCTTCACGCCAACGGTCTGCGGGTCGAATACTCCCATCAGGATACGTCTGCGAAAACGTCTTACCAAACGTCTGGGTATAAAGACCTGGGTTGGAATCAACAATCCCGAGCCACACGTCCTTACCCCAGAAGTCAGTGATTGACTGCGTAGCATCAACGTTATCGGCTGCATTGTAAACAGAGTCAACGTTGACAATCTTACCTTCAAACCCCGTAAGAAGCTGGAAGGCATCATCCTGAGTAAGTCGGAAGTTCTTGAATCTCTCCACAACTCGTGGATGGTTCTCGATATACGACATACCCATAGTCGGAATCGCAAGTACGTTAGGATACCTACGAGTGGCCGACCAAATAGCCCTCATAGCAGTGAGAATATCTGCCACCGGATCGGAGGTAGAAGCTACACCACCAGTGTAGTCATCCCACTGCTGCGCACCTGCAAGTGTCACGGTGTTTGCAACTGGATACTGAGCAGTATCACGAATCAGCGTAGACACTTTGTTCTCGTGTCGAAGCAGAATCGCGCGAGTAATCAGCTTGGTTGCATCTGCGTGTGGATCAATCTGCAAAGCTCCACCGAAGGAGGGATCTGCATATCCACCCAAAGACTGCAAGTTCTGATTCTCTTCATCGAAGACCGCAGACTGAAGTGAATGCTCCGAAGTCTTGAACGTATCTTCACTCCACTTCCTACCACGGACTTCACGAGCAACCGTTCCCGGTTCACGTCTATCCTCAAAAATCAACCAATCAAACCTATCAAAAACGCGATACCTACCGGACTGCGTACTAACCGGAGTGATCGGAAACAGTTCAGCACCGTATAGAGACTGATCCTTGAAACCAACCGAAAGGTTAGTGAGAATAGGATCAGTGTAAAGAGCACCAGGATCATACATACCTTCTCACCGCCTTTCTATGCAAGGATCGTTCCAGGCAGGGTCAGGAGGACGCTAATGCGCTCACCCGATCCACCGGCAGGATTGCCCACACAAAGTCCAACAAGTCGCTCTGTTGCAGCAGCGACTACGGCTCTACCAACAGTATCGCAAGTAACCAATTGCCCAACAGTAATTGCTTCTCCTGCTTCCATCTGGGCAATACCGATGTGCTGTACGTTAACGCCCTTACCCTTCAGAATATCAGCCGCCGTGCAGTCAAACTCTGCAATACCAACAGTGATGTCCGTAGGGCCAGTAATAGGCGTAACTGTATTCTCTGCGGTAGTCAGCTTGACAGCACGGTGTTTAGTAACCGCTGCTGCTGCATCATAACCGCGAGACAGGACAAAGTTAGAGTCAGCCACTTATTGTTTCCTCCTTTCTACCTTTGAGGAACGTTCGAGAAGTAAGCCTCGTAAAGCTTCGGGTACTTCTTAGCAGCTTCACGAATTGCGTCCTCATATGAGAGGTCGTCCTTCTCCATCACGTCCGTAACAGCCTCACTGAATGCGAGCTTAGGATCTTCACTGAAGTCTCTCGTCGTATCACTTCTAGAGCTACCATGCTCCGAGTAGTCTACGATTCCCTTATCACCAATAAGGTCGAGCAGAGCCTTCAGATCCTTATGCGTTGCACTTCTTTCAGAGAACTTCTTGTGAAGAGCAGCAATCTCTTCCTTCACAAGCTCTGAGAAACCAAGGACGGACTTAAACTCATTACTCTCGCCGTCCTTAATCGTGAACCGAGAATAGCTATCAGCAAATGCCATTGCATCTGACTCAATGGCAGCAGCCTCAAGCTTCTGAATCTTCTCGTACTGATCGGGGAAAGCTTCACGAAATGTCCGCGATCTTTCACCATCTTCCTTCGTCTTGCGAAGAGGCGCAATAGTCTCATTGAGCTTATCTGCCTTCGCAAGCACCGACTCCTCAGTATCGCCGTCTTCGACGGCAATACCAAGCTTGTCAGCGAACTTCTTCAGAAGTTCGTCCACTTCACTTCCTCCCTTCGATTTTTCGACAATTACTGGCTTGCTCTCCTCGTATAGTTCAGAAAAGTTCAGAGGAGCCATACCCTTGAAGAATGGCACGTTAGTCAACGCAAGATCAACTGGAACGTTCTCGAACGTCTCGCCAGTCTCACGATCAATGTGCCAATCCTTGAACTCTGGTGAGAGATATCTCCACTCACCAGCCTTAATCTCTGCTAGCGCATTCTCAGTAAATTGAACTTTGTACCAGATACCGTTGTCTCTTGCATCGATATCAAGAATTGCACCAGCAGCCTTGCCACCTTTTGCAGCGTCCTCACCATGTTCATAACTGATAAGGTGATCTCGACCTAGAGTTTTCTGATCGAAATGCTGCTTGAATTCTGCCCCCATTTGTGGGGTAATTTCAACTTTTCCATACTTAGGATGCTCCCATGTGCTATAGCGCCAAGCTTGAACCCACTTAACATTGGGATCATCTGTATTCTCAAAAACGGAATCCACAAATGCAAACACGCTATACTTCATGGAGCCCGGTTCATTAGCATACAAAGCCTGCATATGCTTTACTGCATCTGCACGGTCTGCATGGCAGCCACCCTTGATAGGTGCATCACCACCTTTCTTGAAGACACAATGCTGACCTTCGTGTTCTCTAACGTCCCAGGGCAATTAATACCCCCTTATCGGTCGTTTAGGCTTTTTCTTGAACATCACGGAGGAGGCGGCGGTATGAATGCAGCCGGGGGCGAATCTCTACGCCATCCCTCTTTGATTGCTTTGTCCTTGTTGGGATCATCGTATACGGGTGTGGGACCAGTTCCGGGTTCGGATCTTTCCCATGCCGCTATCTCCGACTGTGCCATCTAGCCTCCTGTCGAATCGAAACCAGGATCGACACTGGTATCGCCTGTAGTTGCTGCATTACTAACGCCACCCTTAACTTTGCCGTTCGGAGAAGCCTTCTCTTCCTCTTCTACTACAGGACGCTCTCCAAGCAAAAAAGGCATATCCATATTCTCACGATAGAAATTCTCTGTTTCCGTATCGACTGTAAATACACCCTCATGTACCATGCGTGCATGACTAGAGGCCCACATCTGTAGATCCTTAGTCTCACCAATATTGCGAACTCGCATCTGGGGAAACTCGTCAGTATCGAAGTTGTAGCCAACGAGTTTTGGGATGCAGTAGAGATTGAACACTCCACAGATATAGTCGGCAAAGAATCGTACTGACTTTTGGAACATATCTACGTGTGCGCCAGAAGTAGCTCGTCCTCCTCCACCAGTCAGTCCGAGCATCAAGAACTGTGCGAGAACATTTAAAAGGATATGTGCGTCGTGATGCTCTATCGAGGGCATGATATCGCTAGGCTGACCTTCGGGCTTCTCAAAGCGAAAAACTTGACCCGGCGGTTCAACAACACCAGACTTCTCGTTTGTTCGCATTTGTGTAACCAGATCCCAGGCTGCCTCTACATCTCCGGTCGTGAAGCCTTCTTTAAGAGTCCATACAGGAATGCCAAGATGGTTGCGCTCATGGCCGATAGCATCAATCTTGTAAAGTTCTTTCTTGAAGTACCAAGGTTGATAAGCAGTTCGTAGGAGCGACTTACCCATCAAATCTCCACCAATTCCACCTGCCGTGAAGATAAGAAGTTTCTCGACTTTGATCGTAACCTCTTTTATGTTACCATTAGCTTGGATTGCATTTTGAATAATTGATACAGGCCCACCATTATCGTCGTAGATGATATCCTTGATGGTGAGAGCAGGTCGAGATGCAAGCTTCTTCAACATTGTATAGTTCTTACGGTTAGCACCACTGCGCTTAGGTGCCCATTCGCGCGTCTCAAAGACTTGCTCAAGAACTGACCAGCCATCAGGGAACATACGAAGGATATCACTAAGAGTAAGGATAAACGGTCTTGCGGCTCCGTGAAAGATATTGAAATCGCAAAACTCATTAATGTCCTTGTTAATGGGCTTATCGTCAAAAGGCTGCATAAAGAAAGTCGCGCCCATAATGGGCGTATTAATCGCCCGCATGGAAACATCTACAGTAACGTCGCCATCTTCCATTTCTTTGAAGGCAAGTAACTGTTGTTGACGGTTCGAAAACTGGGGAACCTTGTCCGGGAGTCGGATAGGTTTAGAAGATCCAAGCTCTTTCATTGCAGTAGCATCCGTAGGAGTAGTACCTTTGGACTCAAGGTTGCTACCCCGCGAAACTTTGCGAGGATCTACGGGTTCTGCAAAAATCTTCTTTATTTCACTACCCAAACCCATATGGTATTCCCTTCTCTTCTCTCCTGAGAGTAGAGTGATAGCGGAAGAAGCTATCGGCCTCCGTTGGCCGTGAGTTATATATGGCGCTCAGGTCGCCACGCGAGTAGCCAAGAACGAAATACTCGGCAAAGAAGTAACGAAGTGCGTCGGCTCCATGATCGTCGTAATCCTTCTGCCCCTCTTTCGCATTTTTGCCGTCTCGCTCGACATTCGATTGAAGATGGTCAACCTGACGAATGGTTTCCCCACAAGCACGGTCAAAGAAAAGCTTTGGCCTTCCGTCAGATTGGATCATCATCCATTGCTTGACCACATCGATCCCTTGAATCCACTCACCCATACCTCGCTGCACAGGTAGTTGACGCCCGATGATCTTGGGGCCACTGAGAACCATATTGAGGGTACGGATAGCATCAGGATCGCGCGGGTCACCAAATCTCCCGTCTACATGATAGTGTGGGGGGTTTTCTCTAGTCTGGATAGCAAGAGCATGTTCGCTGTTCGTCTTACGTCGAACTTGATATTCACGCCAAACGTGTACATTATCTGAAGGATCGATCATAATGTCTAAACAAACGAAGGGATCGGCGAAACCAAAATCGAAGACTTGATAATTTTTCCAAAATGGGTTATACTGGATATCGGTGACATGAGTATCACGGCTGAACTCGTTGTAGATACGACCCTCGATAGCCGTAAATTCTGCACAATATTCTTGAAGCCAATGAAACTCAGGAGTCTTTCTCTTTAGTTCCTGAATATCAGGATCGTGGTAGCCTAAAGGAAAGATTGCTGCATTCTCCCATGTTGGAAATCGCCAAGATTCCATATAAGGAAAGTTTGAATCTTACCGAGGAGCCACAATCCTTCATACCAGTTGTGTCCTCGTGGTGTAGATGGGAAGTCACAAAGTCCGCGCTTATCTAGCAACGCCGGCTCGATATACATTTCCCATGTATCTTTCTTGTGGAGTGCAGCCTCGGACATAATACAGCTATCAAGACCTTCGCCTACAAGACTATCCTGCTTCTCAGCTGATTTAACTTCAAGGATGGTATTCCACGGCATCTCAATCCGCATACTACCTTGCTCAACGTTATAGGATTTCTTAACACCTTTTAAGTTGAACAAGTTCATCCTACGAAACAGATCATCAAACACAACTCTGAACTCTTTTTCTCCTAGAGCATAAGTAGGCCCAACGATCCAGTGATGCGTATTCGG